CTCACTTCCCAACAACTTGACCAACTCGTTGAAAACTACGCCGAGCGTATTGTTGACGACATGGACACGAAATGTTTGATCCAGTTCGTGTATGATACCATTGTGGAGAATCTATCTCATTTGAATGAGGAAGATGTTCTCAATGAGATTGCAAATGTGTATGATGAAGATGTCATTCAGGAACTGGTTGAGAGTGTGACAGTTCAGTAAGTGGCACACTGGGGGTTGCGGTTCGTGCTTCCCCCTGTTATCTTTAATTCATACCAAGCAACCCCACCAATGCGTAAGATCGAACTCCAAATGAACGATGCCATCACCAATGCCAAGAATTGGTGCTCTGGTAACACTCAAGTGTGCTGGGATGGTGCTGCTCAAGTTGCAGAAGTGTTCCTGCACGGTAATCTGATTGCTAAGATTGGTTCGTGCTGGATTCAACTTTTCGATGGCAATCATCAGTCTAACACTACCAAATCCCGCCTGAATGCTATTCTTGCCGTTCATGGAATTGACGGTGAGCGTGTCTTTCAGCAGAACTTTAACTGGTTCGTGACTGTACCGAATGGCGGTGCAATTCCTTTCTTTAGTGGTATGCGTCTCAACTGACCCTGTGACACTCGGGGAACTGGCACACGGTTCCCCCCAGACCCCCTGCAGACCCCTTATAATAGTTTCAACAGCAAAGGGGACCTGATGGCACAGCAAATTAAAACTCCACCCATCGTTCCTTGTGCAAGGTGTGGTGCAGAAGCAAAATGTATTGATTGGGATTTTCGTGATATGTGGAAGGTGATGTGCGATAATAACCATACATCAACCAAAGAGTGTTCCACAAGACATCGTGCGATATGCCGTTGGAATAATGCCCAAATAAAACTCCAAGACACTTGATGACTGACACCTAAATAATGATGCTTAAGCGTCGCAACTTAAAGCATAAGAGGGAGGCAGAAATGCCTCCTTTTTATTATAAATAATACTGCGACGTTTAAAGCAGTTATGGAAGAACATCCTACCCATAAGGGTTATTTTGTCACAGAAGATGGCAAAGTTTTTAGTGCTTGGAAAAGAAAAGGAAGCGGCAGGTGGAAAAATACTATAGAACTTTATATTGACTTAGATGATATGGTGGAACTAAAACCTTGTTCTAATGGAAAGGGTTATAGTGTGGTTGGGTTAAGAAGTAATGAAAGATTAAAGAGTGGTAGAACTAAAACTAAAAAAGTTTATGTTCATCGTATGGTTGCGGAAACATATTTGCCAAATTCATATAACTTACCTGAAGTTAATCATATCAATTATATAAGAAATGATAATAGGTTAATAAATCTTGAATGGTGCGATAGATTAACAAATGTTAGGCACTCAAATGTTTTACATAGATTGAGAATGGGAGAAATACAAATTGTGCCACTTTGAGAACTGTCACAAGACCCCTTGCGACCTGCTGGGGTTCGTGCCATACTACGTTCATAAGCAAACCACCCAATGAAGAACCTGCACCTGGAACACCCTGAAGATTGTGTGCTGACTGGCAATCTTGAGGTTCTTGACTGGTTCGTGACGCCTGGACATTTGAGCGTCAAGATGGACGGAGCACCTGCAGTTTGTTTTGGAACTGATCCTGCTACGGGAACTTTTTTTGTTGGGACTAAAGCGGTCTTTAACAAGAAAAAGATTCGTATTGCTCATTCTCACGAAGAGATTGATGCATTTTATGAGGGTAATGTAGCACAGATTCTTCATTCGTGCTTTGATCATTTGCCCCGCACTGAAACCATCTATCAAATGGATTTTCTGGGTTTCGGTGGTTTGTGTGAGTATAAGTCTAATACCATCACTTATGTTTTCCCTGAAATCGTAGAGCAAAATATCATTCTTTGCCCGCATACGTGTTACTATGCCGAGAGCGACCTTCGTGACGCTGTGGCAATGCCTGACCGTAGCACCTGGACTGATACTGAGCACGTTAAGTTCGTGCAACCTGAAGCATACATTCTGCACGGTCAAGAGTCCTTCGCTGATGTAGAGGAAATCTGTAAGTTTGCCCGTGTGATGGCACTGGCAGTAGAGTTTGTTTCTGTAAAGGAAGCAGCAAAGATTAAGCAACAACTCAATGCCTGCATTCGTGAGGGTCGTCCTGTTACGAATGCTGAATTTGATTGTGATCCTAACCTGCTTGGATTGTGGGCACTGGTTAAGTCTATCAAAGATGATTGCCTGCATCTGTGCCGCAATGATGGTCCTGCAGCATACATCAACGGCAACCGTATTGATGCTGAGGGTTATGTGATGACGAATGAGTTTGGTATGTTCAAACTGGTGAATCGTGAGGTCTTCAGCTATGCTAACTTCAATCACGGTCGCTTCCAGTGTGCCGCCTGAGGGACTGGCACAGGGGATGCTCTGGGTGCCTCTGGATGCCCTATAATACTCTTATACACACAGACACCTGAAATGACTAATCTTCTTCAAAACTATACTCTTGAAGATTTCGTCAAATGTCGTAATCAAAAAGAGTGGGTTTGTGATAATTGTATGAAATGTGGTGATAGAGATTGTTGCTCTGGAAATCACATTATGTTTAGAGTTCCTAAAACTGATGATTGTCTTTGTTCTATTTGTATGAGTGGATTGAAATGAAACTCTTTATCTTTACTCTCATCATTCCACTTCTTATCATTACTGGTTATTTCCTTTCTATGGAACTACTGAATACTTACAATACTCAAAAGGACAGGGAGATGTTCTTGAAATCTTATGAGATTGTGATAGAATGTAGGAAGTCTTATGGTCTAAACACCAATTCCGCAACTAAAATGTGTGGTGAAGTTCCTGTATTTTATAATGAGGTAAAGTAAAATGAAAAACTTTAATGCCTTTGTGAAGTTTGCCCAAGAAATCTATGATAAGGCTTATGATGATGGTTGCTTCGACAATTATTGAGGACACTTGAAGAACTGGCACACGGTGCCCTCCGGGGTGCCCGCTGACCCCCTATAATTGATTCATACCAAACAACCCAAGCAAATGCGTTTTCAAGTCTACGTTCCCTCCGCTCCTCACGAATCCGAGTCCGTCTCTGATGAGGCAAAGGCATGGGATCTGTGCCTGGATCTGTCCGAAGAGTTCGGATACGCTGAGGTCCGCCGCAACGGTCTGATTCTCGGATCCTACACGGACGGGCGCTGACCCTGCCCCATCCGTGCTACAATTCTCTCAGTTCACACCCCCCCCCTCCTATGCTGATCTCCGAAGCGATGGTGATGCTTGCCCCCTACGGGGTGGAGCGGATCGAACGTATCCCTGGCATCACGGGCGCTCAGACCTGGAAGGTCCGCCATAACGGGCAGGAGTGCATCTACGCCTGCCAGCTGGAATCGCTGGTATGGGCACTGACCCCATCGGATGAGTGGGAGGGTTGACCCCTGGCACCCTGACCCTGTAGAATTCCAGAGCACACCGCAAGGCACCTCAATGCAAATCACCCCCGTCGTTCTCAACCTGACCCCGCTGCAACTGCTGGCACTGCAGGATGCCATTTCCCACCGCTACCGGCAGCTGGAGGCACTCGGCACCGATACTTCTGAGATCACTGCCCTGCGCGACCTTCACGTTCTGATGGATCGCTATTGACCCCCGACCTGCTACAATTCTCTCAGTTCCACCGACACCCGATCCGATGACCGCTACTCTCCCTGCCCTCCGCGACTGCCTCAACGTGTACGCCCCCGGCACCACCTTTGAGGACATCCTGTGGGATTGCTCCAATCCCTTTGACGATTGCGTTGAGTGGCACATTGCCGTGGAGGCAGCAGAGATGCACTCCCTGGGATCTGAGTTCTGGGCAACCTACGGACCCCTGCAGGATGAGCGAATCGACTGCGGCGAACTGCTGGAGTGGTTGGGGTACTGATCCCCCCTGCCCCATCCGTGCTACAATTCTCTCAGTTCAACCAACCGACTCCAATGGCACTCTACTCTCAGGCAACCGACCTCAAGACCCGCCAGACCGTATGGGTCTCCCGCAATGTCGTTAAGGGTCGCCCGCAACTCAACTCTCACCGTGAGGATGCTCCGGGCAACTCCCTGTCAGATGCCGGGGTGGATGGTCTGACCGCTGCCGAACTCTCCGGCCTTCATACCCCGTTCGTGGGTTGGCAGGGTCCGGGGCATCAGTTCTACTGTAACCCCGAAGCAAAGCGCCTGACCTGGTTGGCGTGAGATTCGTGGGGATGAGTCCCTCACCCTGCCCCATCCGTGCTACAATTCATTCGTTCTCACCCCCCCCCCGCTCATGCTCTGGCCCCTCGCACAGTGCTCCGATCTGCAGACCCGCCAAATCAAGTGGATCTCCCGTGCCGATCAACTGAAGAACGGTTCCCGCCCTTCCGCTTACATTCACTGGGGTCTGCCTGCCACCGTGCTTGCCGCTCAATTCTCTGAGACCCATGCCCCCGACGTGGCACGGTGCCCCATCAGCGGATGTCGCTCAACTCAGTGAGGGACTCACCCTGCCCCCTGCGTTCGTTCGTGGGGGGCAGTCTGATCGTTCGTGTGGGAGCAGTGCCCTTGGGGCGTCCTTAGGGGCGGTCGCCGCCGTATAAAAACGCCTAACTACCCTAAGCTATAAACGACCCAAATCGACTTGTAAATATCACTCTCCTTAAAAATTTTCCGTATACTATATAATTTTGAAAAGGTCGCTTAAAATACACCAAATGAAAAAAAATTCCGGGGATATTTTTGAATCCATAGAGGTCGATCCAATTAGTGGTGAATACTTCATCAAAATTCCAGAGCAAATTATGAATGAACTCTCTTGGTATGAAGACACTCAAATATGCTTTACTCTTGAAGGAGATGAAGTAATTCTCGCAGAACGCACAGATTGACAATCGCTACATAATATTGTATGATAATGAAGTAACTACTTTCAATTATGGCTAAAGGATTTACCGTAAAAGCAAATGCCCCAGTGGCATCAAATAAAGAAGCAGAATGGGATTATGATCTTGCAAAGGAAATGGTACGTGGAAAGTCCATTGTTTTTTGCCTTCCGGGAAGAGGAGTCTCCTATACCTATCTAAAGAGCTTCGTTCAACTGTGCTTTGATTTAGTACAGTCCGGTGCAAGTATTCAAATTTCACAAGACTATTCATCCATGGTAAACTTTGCACGATGCAAGTGCCTGGGTGCAAATGTTCTAAGAGGTCCGGATCAACTTCCCTGGGATGGAAAACTTCAATATGATTATCAACTTTGGATTGATTCTGATATTGTCTTCAATACCGAAAAATTCTGGCAACTTGTTCTGATGGATAAGGACATTGCTTCTGGATGGTATGCAACCGAAGACGGACATACAACCTCAGTGGCACACTGGATGGAAGAGGATGATTTCCGTAATAATGGTGGAGTTATGAATCACGAAACCGTTGAGTCCATCAGCAAGCGTCGTAAACCATTTACCGTTGATTATGCAGGATTTGGTTGGCTTTTGATTAAGCACGGAGTATTTGAACATTCCGAAATGAAGTATCCCTGGTTTGCTCCTAAGATGCAAGTTTTTGAATCTGGAGAAGTTCAGGATATGTGTGGAGAAGATGTATCATTCTGTTTGGATGCAAAAGAAGCAGGATTTGAAATTTGGTGCGATCCTCGTATC